TACTAAAAATGTCAAATGATATTGTGGCACAGCATGGTCTTTTGAAAAAAGAAATCATTTATTTAACATATCAGGCAGATGAAATTGAAAAAATTGTTAATCAAAAACTTGCAATACTGGATGAACTCGAAAAAAATTATGTTGATATTATAGAAGAAATGGAGAAAAAAAATGTCATACAATAAACCGATAATACAACAAAGTAATCCTTACAAACAACAACCAGTAACGATTAGTCCTAATCGTACAATATATTATGGTACTGTTGTCAATATAATTGATGAAACCGATGGTGGTAGAATTAATGTAAGAATTCCAGATTTAGATAATAAAACTGGTGACCAAGATTTGCCTTGGTGCTATCCTTTACTACCAAAATTTTTTCACGTTATTCCACAAGTAGGTGAAGTTGTACGAGTTTTTATTGAAGATATTAAATATCCAGAAAGAAGCCGATATTGGCTTGGTAGTGTAATTTCACAACCACATAAAATTGGTTTTGATGGTAAATATACTGCAACCTCAACAACTAATCTGGGAATAACAGAACCAGATACAGCACCAAGTACATATCCTGATGCAGATGGTGTATATCCAACGGTAGATGATATTGCAATTGTTGGTAAAGTTAATACTGATATTATTTTAAGAGTAAATGAAACACATATTAGAGCAGGTAAACACGAAAATGATAATGTATTAAAACTCAACACCACAAACCCCGCAGAAATCAGCATGGTATTTGAACCAATAAAGGGCAGTACTACTGCTTATTATAGTAATACAATTATATTAAGTGATAAAATCGCATTAATTGCGCATAATGGTGACCCACAATTCAAAGCAGCAAGACTAACAGCAGATGACAGAGTTAGAATATTCACAGAAGGTCATCCAATTGCCCGTGCAGATATTCTTGTTGAAGCACTTGATGTTATAAGACAAGCATTACTTACACATATACATGGTTATTCAACACTTCCTGCAGATAAGACAGCAATTATTACAAAACTTGAACAATTACAACTTGATTCAATTTTACAAAAAGATGTTGTAACTAACTAAAATTTTTGTATATTTGCGCTCAATGGACATTCAAATACCGAACGAATTATTTACATCATTTAATGATATAACATTTTATGATGAACCACATAAGTATTATGTGGATGGTAAAGAATTGATTTCAGTTACAACCTTAATTCATAAATATCAAGAAGAATTTAATGAAGATTATTGGTCAAATTATAAAAGTGAACAATTCTTCTTATCTCAAAGAGAAGTATTGCGTGCTTGGAACTTCATAAATAAGAAAGGCACTATTAAAGGTTCTGCAATTCACGATTATGCCGAAAATATCTTCCTGAATAAAGAATATGAATATCCAAAACAAATAATTCTTAATGAATTTGGTTTTGACCCTGTAATTAATGAATATAATATTACAAAAAAGCACGTCAATAAATTTTATAATGACGTTCATGGAAAACTAATTCCTATTCGAACAGAAATGGTTGTCTATGATAAAGAATCACTAATTGCTGGTATGCTTGATATGTTGTTTTATAATATAAAAGCACGTGAATTTCAAATCTGGGACTGGAAATCAAATAAAGACTTTACTTTTGAAATGAAGAGTAGGCATTTACTTAATGAATTATTTACTCTTGAAGATTGCGATATGGAAGTATATTCTCTGCAATTAGAACTCTATAAGTATATTATTGAAAAGGTCACTGGCATTAAGTTAGGTAAATCCTATATTGTCTGGTTTTCTCACAATAATGATGATTATAAAGTCATGGAAACTAAAGATAGAAAATTCTATATCAACACAATTGTCAATAAAAGAATTCAGGAGTTGGCAGCATAAAAAAACTCGCACCATTGATGCGAGTTTTGTATTTCTTGTGAATCTTACAAGTTAAGGATGCAACGCCAAGGTTGAAGTTCCAATGTAATATTAGTTAATTCGTCATTACCATAATCATTATCACCGAAGTCAATACTTACAATCATGCACTGTTCAAGTGTCCATTTTTCAATTTCAACACCAGTTGGGTCTAATGCTTTCAAAAGAATATCTTTCTTATATCCAGCAGCATAACCCATACGACCAGTAAGTGATTCAGCATGTAAACGAACCCATTCCATGAGAATCTGTGAAGTAGACGGACCGATTGGGTCAAGGAATGTTACACTCATTGTATCCCAAGTATATCTACCTGCTACGTAGTTTTGTTCGTTCATATATTGAATAGGAACGCTATTGATTTTCATTGAAGGTCTTTTGAATTTCTGAACTTGCCATACTTCAAGTCCAATCGTATCTGAAAATTCCGCAAAAAATCTATTAACCCTTTTAGGTTCGTATTTAAACGGAATTGTTCTAATCATTTCTCCTGCCATGTTATTTAATTATTAATTTTGTTTCTGTTTATTTTTATGTTTTCTAATAAATACTTACTCATTGAAAATTTATTTTTGTTGTTATAAGGGGAAAGACTCACAAAATTATGAGTCTTTCCTTTTAAAAAATCATATTATGCACCAACATCGGCAAATGATGCACCAGAAGGAGTAATCGTAAATGTAATGCCGATAAATTCAAGTGAACGTGTTGGTTTTAAGAATATTTCACCATACAATTCTTCTCTATCCATTGTTTCTGGGGTATTATTTGTTGCGTCCATTTTAATTCTGAAGTCATTCAAACCTCTTTCTCTCTTGATACTATCAAGGATTGGGTTTGCTTTTGCTAAGAATTGGTCAATGGTTGTTTGGTCGTTCTGTTCGAATACCAAACGGATTGCGATATTAGCAATAAGAACTTTAAGCTGAAGCAATAATCTACGAACATTAATTCTGTTCAAAGCAGTATCTGCTACCTGTAAAGTCTTCTGTCCGAAGATTGCAGTACCTGCATCTGCGAAATCAGCCATTGGGTTGATTCTTGCAGCATATAAAGTATCACGAGCCTCAAGACTTAATTTGTATTTTGATTTAATTGCGTTAGTTACACCACGATTCAAACCAGCAGGTGCGAACCAAGGGAATTTAACGTTATCAGTAAATGCCATTGCTCTTACAACTTCACCTGTAGGTGGGATGTAGATATTAACATTATTCTGTGTGTCTCTCATTTGAATCCAAGGAAAGTAAGTACATGAGTAGTTACTATCAATACCAGTATCACCAAGCATTCCAGCGATTTCTTGTGCAGCTAATACATCCGCAGGTGTAGTGTTGCCACCAGCATTTATTGTAGTTGGTATGTCTGAATCAGGAGAGTCAATTACATAAAGAGTATCTGTTCTCTGTTGTTCAACCATATCAATTGTATCTTGAACTAAGATTGAATTATTTGCCCAATCAATTCCCGGGGTTGCAAAAAGGTTAATCGTTACTGCTTCAGGATTTGAAAAAGTATTGATTGCTGTTTGCCATGCCTGAAAGTCATTAGATGGTACAGTAGTAGGACTACTTGGATAACCACTATATAATCCACCCTGTTGATAACCATTCGTATTTGAACGGTCTTCACCTTTACCATTAATACCTCTATTAACATCCCAACCATCGAAACCACCAGCAGGAACTAAAGTGAATTTTCTTGTTTTAATATCATAATATGGATTTGTTGGGTCATCAGTATCATTATAAGTCTGGATTTGACCCATACCTGTTACAAATTGTCCTATTAATTCTGTTTCTTCTGTATATGTTCCAGTTGCACCACTGTCCATGTGGAAACCTTTAGTTTTTGAAAAACCACCCTGACCAGTAAAGTTAAAGAAGTTCTGGTTAATACCAGTACCAATTGAACTTGAAGTACTATATGCAAGTTCTGATATTCCTAAATATGCTTTATTTAATTTACTCATTTCAGTATCAGTATAACCTGTTTTATAAAAAATTGCAGGAGAAATACCAACAACTGCACTACCAGTTGCACCAGTAGCATAACTACTAAATTCATATCCTTCGAAACCAGCAGGGAATACATCATTTGGAATATTGTCTGCGAGTTCTACCATTACATATTGGCTCAATAAAGTGTATTGACCATCTGATGTGCCTATTTTTTGACCGATGAAGCTATTAAGTCCTTCAATCATTGTACATTTTGAGTATGTTTCAAGTACGTTTGGATTTGCATCAGTATCATTAAAATCACGAATAACTACATCAAATTCAAAAGTGTCTGGATTAATGTTTGCAATACTAATTTTTATTTCTTGGTTTGCTGCATCACCGTCTGAGATACTAATAAATTTGAATAATCTATCAATATGACTACCCATAAGT